GTCCCGGCGCTATCGCTTCAGCCAGTATTTCGTTGCCTGTTGAGATCTCCTCATCTCCAAGCTCGAAATTGCTCACTACTTCTGTTGTAGTGAAGCCTCCGGCCACGATGTCAATGTGACACATCTCTTCGTAAAAGTTCGCTGTATTGTACAGCTCCGTTACGAACTTCGTCTGACGTTTTACCATCCCTCCGACAAATTTCTCGTCGGCCCCTCGGGCTAGCATCTCGTCAGCGCGTGTCTTGATTGACGTGTAGATTGCGCGCTGTGAACGTGGTGAACCGCTTTCGATGCGTGAGTGCACGAATGTCGCGCACGCCCTTGTTAGGTACTGTGCTGACGTTTTGACTCTCGCATTGAAATCAATCCGCAAAAACTCGGCAATTGTCGCAATGTTCATCTTCGTAGTCTGCGCTCTTATGCCGAATTTCTCAGAATTCCGCAGCACGCTAACGACATCACCGACCGTGCGCATGCTTGCTAGCACATCGTCTCCGTTGTGTAGCGAGTATGCCGCATGATCATTTAGGCCAGATGCCGCCAGGTAAGCGTAATTCAGTGACGTATTCATGAATGTCGTCAACCTCCATCCTGAGAACAATGTCCCAGTAGTTCTGTAGACTACGTCACGCTCTGTGTCATGGACGTACTGATTATCAATTGACTCGATAGTCCACTGCAGGCTCTGCAGCTGTTCAGTACTCAGTCTTGTCCCATACACAAAGCGCCACGCTCTCAACACAGCAGCCATGTTTTCAAAGCTGTGCTGAGAGTTGAAGTCGTCGTAATCATAGCAGAACGGTATCAGGTGTCTTAGGTTGACAGCAACTCCGGCTACGTACTCTGCGGTTGCACGTGATCCTGTCGGGATGTATGAGGGGAATGTCTCCTCGCATTTGTTGAGAGCGAAGTCTGCATGTACGTGACTCGTTATGTCACAGCCGTACAATGCGCGCGACTTGCCCCACTCGTACTTTGTCGAGGTATATGCGTGGATCTCCCTGTATCGGTTCAGCCAGCATCCATGGTCATTCATCTGGATAGCGGCTAACACCCCTTTCTTCGTGCGCAGTTCACGGGGCAGCACACTCTTTTTCTCATTATCTTGAGGATATTCAGAGTGTGCTGACCCACCAGGCATAAGTATCACTCGTTGCGCCCAGTAAGATGCGAAATCAGTGGTGAATGCATTCTTCCCTTCCGATTTCGCATCACTGAACAACTGGACACAGTGCCTGTATACGTCACTCGCGGGGACTTCCGCGAGTTTTGGTTCCGTCCTGTTCTTCTGCTCTTTCTCCCAGTCGACAGGTGTGTCAAGACGGTTGACAAGTACATTGAGCTCGAATATCTTGCTCAAGTCCATGTCGATTACACCCTGGACTTGTTTGGCATACATGCCTTCACGCTTGAGCCCGGCAGCGTCAATACCGCCCCACTGTCTGATCAGCCCAATCAGTATTCTGATTGCTGTGGTGCCGGCCGCTCGGTAGTACGTGAAGAATGTTGCGTGTGTGGCCTCGACATTGTTATACCTGTCGAGTGCCTCGGCAAGCTCAGCGCCAAACCCTCTGAGCTTGATGGTGTCCCTGCGCCCGAATAAGTCAACGAGGCGGACGTGTTGGTGGTGGAATTGCGTTATCTTCTCGGTCTCCTTGTCGAGTGAGTATTCATACTCGAAGTCCCGAGGTGGCGTGGCTGCCAGGTCAGCGTAGTACGTGTGTGTTCCTGGTGGCGCGAATTCGTGTCGCAGGTTTCCTACGATTGTTGCGCCGACGATTTTCGCTACGTGCTTGTCGTACATTGTCACGTAGTCTACGTTGGCGTAATGCGCAACGAGGTCGCCGAAGTCAAGATCCAGCGTGTTCTTCAATGTACCGTGTACACGGCGTTGTGTGTGGCACGAGAAGTCCACACTATTTTTGAATTCTTCATTTTCTTCTTTTTTTGTTGTTTTTGTGGCGTCAGCCTTTTCCGGAATTTTTTTGTTGTTTTCTGTTTCCTCAATTTTTTTGTTTTTTTCTTTTTCTGATAGAAGGGTATAAGAAACGAGGACATATTTCACCGATGATACTAAAAACGTAGGTAGCCCCGCAGTGTCCAGCAACGGAGCCACTTGGCCTTGACTGGCCATCACTCCGCCGTCGGCGGAGCATCGGGCGCATCTCCGACACCCGCTCGGATGGGCGGCCCACTTGCCATCTCCAATGATGACGGTGCTAGAGCAGGGCGACTTGGCGGTGCACTGATAACCGTGCTGTAAAAATCCGACCTGCGCTGGAGCGGCACGATCGTTACAGTCGGTCTGTCACGCAACATCGTCGAAATCGCTTTCTGATACGCTGCTCTGTTGACTGTTATGACCGGCGCTGATGCAAAGCCAATGCGTTCAGGCCCGCTGAACCACGTGAGTGCTTTCTTCCCTAGCTCGTACCCATACGTCACTTCACCGTACAGCGTTGGCAGCTCAATCCAGTGATTCGGTCTTCTGCGGATGTCTTTGGCATCGATCACAAAACGTGGTGCGACATCGCGTGGGTCATGGACGTAAATGAATCTTCCTGACGCATTGTCTGACCAGTTGTGGATACGTCTGTTCTCGAATGACGACGTGGCCACGACATCATATCCGAACAGTCTCATCATCGTCATGTATTGCGAGAATGCCTCCGGGTCACTGAATGTGAGCAGTCCATCACGGGTACGGTGCTGCGTTTTGAGCTCAAGGCGATCGGCGTTCATGTAGTACTTGTCCTCGTTTACACCGTAAGACAGCGACGGGAACGTCACGGGCGCAAAGGTGCTGATATTCAGCGGCGCTGTCCCTGCAGTCACAGGCCCAAGGTCGTAGCTGCTTGTCGCGCGCGCGTCAACAACCATCACTTGCTGCGGCTGCGCCAGTAGCGATGGAATCGTCGCCAGTCTGTCCACACCGCACGATGTGGTGTATCTGAACGTGTACTCACGCCCGTAGCGCATGCAAGCCAGCGCCATGTCCACCATAATGCCAGTGTTCGGGCAGTCCGACAGCCCTGTGGCATAATTCATGAAGTTCTCACGATCGACTTCATCTCTTTGGTGAATGCGCGTCAAGTGAAACAGTTCAGTGTAGACCGCCTCCATCATTGCAACCGAGTGACAAACCCCTGCCATTGGCGAGTTCATCCAAGACGTGAACGTGTCCTGCCAATCTGGTCCGCTTGCGTAAGGTGTGCCACTGTACAGCTCAGGTGCGACGCCTCTGATGCAGAACGGCACTGGCATGCGCACATTGACACGAGTGTTGTTCCAGACGATCGCTTCCGCAGAGCGTGGCACCGGGCGCGTCAGCACACCAACCAGCATACCATATGCGTACTCGAAATCACGGTATGCCGAGTGGCGTTGAACGAAATCGCCAATCACTGCCGAGATCTGTGGTGCGGTGATCTCGGTGTATGACATGACACGTCCCTGCACGGCACTACCGACTAGCGCAAAACGTTCGGCCAGTTTCGGTGACGCATGTGCAATCGCGAACGGCGCACGGCAGTCCCACTGCGCATGCGCAATACGCAGCACCGCGATAGTTGCAGGATCAGGACGAGAACCAAGGTCATAGAACACAGTGATGTCACCCGCGTGTTCAGCATCATCGCGATACACTGGCGTGACAGCCGAATCGTGAAATTCCACAGCCTCATGGAGTGTCGAGTTGATCGCCACACCGAACGTCTGAGCATTCGTGATCGCAATATGACCGTTGTCGTAGTACTTGCCGTTTCCTTTGTACTCCAAAGCACGGAACTGCTTGATGTAGTACAAGCGCAGCATGTTGTAGATCACGCTGACGACGTTGGTGCGGTCCAGGTTGCTCATCACAAAAGTGTGATTCTTCGGGATATCGGTGCGTCTGATGCTCAGCTTGCGCATAATCTCATCCGCAAGCTGCGTGACTGGCTCACCAGTTGGGCCGATCACGTTGTTGCTCATGCCGTCGTAAATGCCACAGTCGAACACCAGTTTCCCTTCATAGTCTGCCAAAAGGGACGTGGTGTTTCCAAGGAAAGCATTCTTGCGTTTTGCCTCAAGCGATCCAAATGGGCCACTTGCCCACATCTTGATCGTAGTGGTGATCCCATATTTTATATAGGTCGTCACTAGGCGCAGTGTTTTAGGCACTTTTGTTCCCTCCGGGAACAGGTTGTTGATAAAGCCGAACATGGGGAAATC